ACACCAAGTTGCTTAGTAGCTTTTGCTGTAAATACAAACTCACCATCTGATAACATTGCAGGGATATCGTCTGAAGTTCCTGTTCCCGGTCCATCTACTTCTCCTTGACCGGTAAATTCTGTTGCAACTATTTTTGGAATAATAGTTTCTAATTCTGGATGCATTTCTACTGCTTCATTTAATAAAACTTTTTCTTCTTCATCTAACATTGAAGTATCTAAAACAGTATCTTCATCTTGTTCTACTTCTTCCATAGGAGGAATTGCTTCTTCCATTTGCATATCTAAATTTGTTTCTTGTTCTGGTGTAAGTTCTGGTACTTCCATAGGACCTTCTACTATATCACCTTCAGCTTTTTTATTTTGTAATCTTTGCCATGTTTGTGAATATGAACTATACTCACTCATTTTTAAATCTTCTACTTTTTTTCCATAACTATCTAATAACCATGCTTGAAAAGGTGTATCACCTGCTGACATCTCAAGAACTGGTCCACCATATTTATAAGCTTGGTATCCTACATCTTCATAAATTTTTCCAAGTCTAGGGTCACCACCCATTAAGCCACCAGTAGCAGCTTTGGTTACATTTGCTTTGTTCATTTTTATTTTATTCATCATAGCATCTCCTATACTTGCTCTTATAGCACCATCATCAGCACCTGCTCTTACCATTGTATTATATACTGCTAGTGCTTGACTATATGCTTTCTTATCATCTACAACATCACCTTGTGAATATCTTGCTCTCTCAGGAGAAAATAATCTAAGAGGTGTTCCCTCTCTAACACTTTGAGGTGTATTAATATCATACAAACCCATCTTAGGTGCTTCATCTGTAGCAGACTTTAATGCTTTCATTTGACCTTGTAAGGGCTTTGTTGACATAATGTTAATCCTGTTTGTTTAGCTTATTAGTCTCGTCAAGCCGGATTAACTGTTCCAGTAAAGTCCACTTCCCCTGATTGCGGAATACCGCCTGTTCCGATTGTGCCATTGCCAACCCCAGAGTTGTCTGGTTTTGGAGGTTGGTCAGATACTGTTTCAGGGACTTCCATTGGGGACTCTGGACTATCTGCTCCACCAGTTGCCGGTCCTGTTTGTTGTTGTCTTGCATTCTGTAATCCTATTATCTTCGCATATATCTCAGCTTCGTTAGGGTCATTAATAATTGACTCTGGGTCTAGGTCTAATGTATATGCTAGTTCTTTTACTAGTTCTGGAATCTTAACGAATGGAGCAATCGCAGGATTCTGTACACTTTGTAAGAACATTGTTAACCTTTGAGACCTTACTTCTTTCTGCATAAGCGAAGAAGTTCCTGTTGCCTTAATCTCTAGGTCGCCCTCTACTGCCAAGTCTCCTTGATAAAACTGCATGTTCCATTGGAAGTATGCTTCGCCTAAAGGTTTTAATAAGAAATCATCTAAATTTTTTACGACAGTTTTTATATTTAAGTTCGCTGCACTAAGTAACATAGACATACCAGAAGCTGTTCTTGTCATACTTTGAACACCTGTTTGTCCATGAGAGTATGATGGTATTCCTGTTGACTCATCTGCCAACTGTCTGAACTTATCAAACATCATCATATTTTCTGTTGATGTGTTTGGAAATTTTAATCCATGAATAGCTTGACCCGGCATACCTGCTTGTCTTCTAAATATCTTGCCCGGATATACATCCATGTTTTGACCTGCAACTAATGCTGACTCATCAACATCAAATACAAGTGAACCTGATAAAGCCAAATTATCAATTGCCATTCTTGCATGACCATTCATAATTTGTTGAGCATCACTCATATTTTCTGGTACACCTACACCAAAAAAACTATAAGGATTCTTCTCATAAGGAAATGCATTGTAAGGTATTCGATAAGGTTTAAATGGATTAACTACCATTCTTATAACTCTCTTATCTGTTGCCCATGCATTTATTTGAAGAACACTCTCTTCTTCCATACCTTCTGGTACAGGTATCTGAGCATCTTCTAAAACTTTTCTATCAACACAACCCCAGAATTCTAATACTTCAAATCTATCTGACTCACTTTTATAAGAACTATCTTCTTGTCTTATAGAAGATTCATATGTTCTATTGTGATAGTTAGGACCATCTTGAAGAGTTAGAAGTACTTGTTCTTTATCAAAGAAAGGTTTATCAAGTAATTCTAAAAGTTGTTTTCTATTAAACTTATGTCTGTGAACTACATATTCACATTCTTCTAAGTTCTTTGCGTTAGGGTCAGGATAAAAATCCCAAGCACTAACAAATTCTAATCGAGGAACTTTAACTTGTTCTGGTTCATATCCTCTTGTTCCATCTTCATTTTTAATATATCTATGTAAAGTTTTATTAAAAGTGAAAGGACCTTTTACTATACCTGTTCCTAATAAAACAGATTCAAAGATTGCACTTCTTAATTCTTGTGAACCATCAGATTCATCTATTTGGTCATGGATTAACTTTTCCATTCTTCTTGCTAGTTTAGTAGCAGGTTTAATCTGTGCCATCTCTGGCATTGGAGCAGAACCTTCTTGGACTGACTCGTCTCCTAATTCTCCTTTAAGAGAACCTAAAAAATTTTTATCTTCTGATAGACCACCAAAGGTTGCACCCGGAGGTAACTCTCTACCATCACCATCAAAACCAACAAGAGACATTTGCTCTGGTGTTTGTTCTTGTGATTGGTCTTGTCCTCCTTCAATTTCAGGACCTACATTTTGTAAATTTTCTGTAACTGGGTTAAGATGAGCATACTCTGCTACACCTTCAGGAACTTTAGTAGCTTCTACTGAAATTGGAAATTTGTTAGCAGAAAATAATACATCTACTAATTGACCATAAGCTGCAAGAACTTTTGTTTTAGTTACCTTAACAAATACTCTTGACTTCTCATGTTCTCTAAAACGAACATTCTTATAATATTTTCCTCTATAATTATGAAAAGACTCAAGCCATCTGTCTTCATCAGACTGTCTTGCTCGTTCAGAAGCTTGGAACTTAGTGTTAATTAAACCGGCTAGTTTATTAGCTTCTTGTTCCTTTTGTTCCTGTGCTTTCTTTTCAGAATCAGATTTATTAGTAATATCTACCATATTTAGTTATACCTTTTATTATACACCCACTTGCTTGTTTTGTCAAGTTATTTTTTTTTGTTAACCAGTTATATTCTTATTATTTTTTTAATGACACTACGAGGATAAACATTTCTATCTCCAAAAGCTATGTCGCCATTTTCATTTTGATATGAAGCAAAACTATGAACATATCTATTATCTTTCTTAAAGATGTAAGCTTCAGTATGAATTGTAGCTACTTTCATATTAGTAAATACATTATACTCTGCTATTGAACTATCACCCAAGATATCTTCCCATACAATTAAATATTTATAATAGGTCTTATCTCCTAGAATTAAGGGTTCACTTAGTCTTTTCATTTATTTGAACCACCTCCATAAAGATAATCTTTCTTAGAATTTCTAAAATTTTTAGATTTACTTGTGTCCACATCTTTCTCTGGTTGACGACACCATTCTCTAAAGCTATCCTCTGGTCCACCCATATCATTTAATCTAAATATCTTCGGGGCTTTAAAAACATATTCAATGTTTGGTTTCTTTTTATACTCCAACATATCTTCGTATGACATTACCTTATCATACTCTTTGTCAGTTGTTAAATCTTTAAAAGTATATGTAGGCATTAAAAATATTTTTTCAATACACTAATAACTTCTTCATTATCTGATATTTTTTTAACTTCTTTAACTATAGTTCCTAATAAATCTTCATGTTCTCCAACACCTGCAGGATTTTCTAAGAATATATTTATATTAGCTACATGCTTTTTAATGTTGCCATCAGCATGAGCAATAAGAGCATCTATTATTTTTTGTTTCATTTTGATATTTGCTAAAAACATTTCCTTATCTCCCTCATTATCAGTCATTAGAGATTTATAAAATACTTCCATCTGTGTTAATATCCAAAGGTTGGGTCAGATGGTGTAAATCTTTTTATATCCTTCATCTGTTTATAAGAAGAAGGTTTAGATGGTCTTGACATAATTAAATATCGAAGAGCATCATAAGCATGGTCAGATGCTTTTGTATCAACATCTTCCGGCTTATTAGGGTCAACAGGAATCCCTTGTAATTCTCTTATTAAATTTACACAGTTAGAAAATATTTGTAGTCTTGGTCTGCCTGTTGTTTTGTTTTGTTTAAGATACTCATGTATCTGTATCTTTCCTTGAATTCTATTTTTATCTGCTGGTCTTAGTTTGTGTCCTGCTCGGACCAATGTCTCTCCAACTGTTGGTCCTCCCACACCAGTCTTATTCCATGCTGAATTATCTAATACACCTTGAATACTTTTATGGTCATCTTTTTCATATGCAGTAAGCATTTCTGCAAGAGCTGAACCTGTAAGACCTTTTCTATAAAGTTCTCGATAAACAAGTAATGTATCATCATCTGGGTCTATCGTTGCCCAGATACAACATGACTCTGCTGCATATCCATAGTCAACTCCCTTATACTTTGACCAATGAATAGGAATTTTAAAAGGAGGTATAACATGTATCTCTGGATTAAATTCTACGAATGCCGCACCTTCAGCTACATCCCAATTACCTTCAAGCAATTGTTTTCTTTGTACTGGAGGAAGTGATGCTAACATTTGTTCATACCTTCCATCTTTAGCAAGATAAGGATTATCTTCTAATCTTGCAGGTATAAACTTTCTTGTTAAACCATCTGGTCCTTTAAATGCTTCGTTAGGAGGAGCAGGAGTAAGATATCTTTTTCTTACCCAATGCCCACCAACTCCACCGGGATTTGCAGTACACCGAATATAAGGTTTTATTTCTGAATCTGTTGTTCTTAATCGTGATTGCAAATATTGTAGTGGAAACTCTGTTGGATACTGTGTTAATTCATCAATACCTATCCAACTATATGCTTGTCCTTGATATCTATAGACATCTGCGTCTCTATCAAGGTATCCAAATTCTAATGTAGCACCAGAAGGAAACTTCCATACCTTTTCAACTTCTCTGAATTTAGCACC